GGTTGTAACTAGGAAAAGTAGCCATTAGCGAATACTAGAAAGTAGTCCTCCAGGTCTTTGTTGTCTGACAAGTTCACTTTGAACTGCAACAGATATAAGTCCACCAAGTTCTTTTGCTCCAGCATCATCACCTTGAACATCTGAACCCGATGCGTCTACATTAACAACAACACTTGTACTACCGCCACCCATAAGTTTATGATTTGGTGTTATAGCACCTGATCGACCAGGAGTAAATAATTCTGGGCCTCTCTCTCCTACAATAAATGATTTCCCACTTCTAACTGGCCCACCATTAGCCTTAAATATGCCAGCAATCGCACCAAATATTCCACCACCCTTACCTTTTGTAAATTCTCCAGCAGCATTACCAAACAATGCTTGATTCAATGCTAAATCTAAAAATCTATCAGCAACATTATTTAACAGATCACCAAGAGTAGAAGTTCCTTTAATAAGTCCTTTTATACCTTCTTTAATATCATTTCTAATACTTTGATTTAACCTTTGGAATGCTTCAGCTACCTTGTCTGTTTCAGTAAATAATTGTTTTGTTAATTTTACAGATTCTTTTTTACCTACATTATGTTCATCTATTTTTGCTTCTATTGCTATTTCCTTTTCTAAAACTCTATTTAAAACTTCATCAGAAGCCCCTTGTTTCTCTAATTTATCAAACTCTGCTTGTGTTTGCTTTAGTTTACTTTGTAAAACTTTTTCATCCGCATCAAAAATTTGTTCAACTTCTGCTAATGATTTAGCAAGTTCTTTATTAACACCAGTTTTCATTATTTCTGCAACTCTTTTGTTCAGAACAAGCTCTTTTTCTTTGTCTAGCAACAAAGTAGAAGATTTAGTAGTTAATTCTGCAACTTCTGTTGCAACTTTTTGTTGTATTGCAAAAATTTGTTCTTCAATTTTTAATTGATCTAATAAAACTTTTTTTCTTGCTCCTGCTCCACCTTGACCTCTCATACTTGCTATTTCATTTCTTCTACCAACTAGACCTATCGCTCTAGAATCTCCTCCTGCTGCTGCTGCACCAACTATTCTAGTAGCTTCTCCTTCTTGCAGACCTTTTTGTAAGCCAGTAATTCTTAAAATGAAATTTGCAATACCAGCAGCAAAGGCTTGTAATTTTGTTAAGGCTAAAGTGAATTGAGTTCCTAATAATCTTGCACTTTCTCCAAATTGTTTTAAAGCTCTAACACCTCTTTCTCCAATACGCTGATTCATTATCTTCATAGCTGCATTAAAAGCTGCTGTCTTACCTTGTGCTTGTTCTATTAATTTAAGCCTTGCTTCTTCTACAGAACCTTGCAAACCTAATGATGCTGTAACGGCTTCAGTATCTCTTGCAAATGGCCCTATAGCTCTTCCTAACGCAGCAGTACTACTAACTAAATTATCAACAAGAGAACCTAACTGAGTACCTACAAGAGATAACGCAAAGCCAAATTGTCCACCTAGTAAACCACCAGCAGCACCACCTAAAGCACCACCAGCAGATGCACCAGCACCTTGACCGAATAACAAAGGAAAAGCTCCACCAATCAATGCGTTTGATATTGCTTGATTTCTTATATCTAAATTTTCTCGACTTCCACCAGCTATAGCTCTTTGTGTTCTACCTCTAAAACTGTTTCTAAATTTTGCATTTTTTTCTAAAATTCTACTTATTCTTATTTCACGTTCTTGTATTTTTCCTGCTGTTCTAAATTCTTGAGTTCTTAATTTATTATTATTCATTAAAATTTTTCTTCTGTTACCAGCTTCACTAACAAGTTTTTTACCTTGTGCAACTTCTTTATTTCTCAATTCAACTTTTTTTCCAATATTATCTAAACTTCTATTTTCTAATTTTAAAAGAGCTTGATTAAGTTTTTCTTGATCTGCTGCCTGTTGTTTTTGTGCTGCAACTGTTTGTCCTGCATCTGCTTGTTGTGGCCCAAATGCTCTCCCTCTTACAGTACCCATTAAAGAGTTTCTTGCTATTAATTCAGCATTAACTAACTTCTCAGCTTTCGCTAAGTTTTCTGCTGCTTTTATTCCTTGTACAGTTGATATGTTTGCCTTATCAAAGTTTGCTTGAGCTTTAGCTAATGCTGAACTTAGATTATTTAAAGTAGGAACAAAGTGACTTCGAGTCACACTGTTGTACTTCATTATTTTTTCTATACTTCTATCTACCGCTTTTCCATTTCTATCTAAATGAATATTTAGACTTCTTAACTCTCTAAGACCTTTAACAGCTAATTGTATATCAGCCTTATATGCCACAATTAAAAAACAAAACGTAACTTTATTCTAGCTTATCTTCTTCGTTTCGCTTTTTCAAATTCTTTTTCCTGTTCTTCATTAAGTATTTGAAAATATGAACTCCAACCTATAATCTCTTCTATTGTCATATTTTTTATTTCTACAATACTTTTCCCTAATTCTTTTGCAATCCCAAACTGTAACATCATTAAATTATCTTTCTTCAACTCAGCAACTAATCTTTTGGGTCAATATCTTCCTCTTCCTCATTAATAACAGCAAGCATTAATTTTTGTAAATCACTATCTTTCACTTCATTTTTTAAAACATCAATCTCTCCAGATCTAAATAATCTATTACCATTTTCATCTAATGCTTTATTTAATAATAACTGTAAAGCAAAGGCATTAGCATCATCTTTAGTTTGTTTTTGTGCCCTTTCTCTTTCTGCCATTGTCAATGGAGTTACATACATTTCAAAAACAGAACCATCAGATAATGTGACTTCTTTTTTTACAGGCTCAAGATTTGCAGCTTTTTTTAACCTGTCTAATGCAGATAAATTACTTGCCATGAATAAAAACAATATAATATTTATATTATTCTAATATAAAACAGAAAAAAACCCCAGATAATCTGAGGTTCGTTAACTTATGCTAATTTAATTAAGCTGTTTTAGATAGGTCAAATGTAGGAGCAGCACTAGGTCTGAAGGCTATTTCTACAATCTGTCCGTCATCTGGGTTTACGTTGAAACTTGCAGAAGTAAGAATAATATCTGCCAAAATTGATCTACTTGCACTTTGATCTACGTTAGCACCACTCATCTGACGATCAATATACAATCTTACCTTTGCACCAGCTTGCTGACGCTGGATAACGTCTTCAACCATCCTACTTGATAAAAGTGTGTCATCATCTGTTGAATAAACACTAGCAGAACCACTACCATCAGCAAAACCTGAGATGAAAGTTCTAAATGGTGCAGTTTGAGTAACAGTTTGACCAATACTTGTTACATCAATCTCTGCTCTGGTTATTTCAAAACTCCACTCTCTTACAGATCCAACAACTAAAGGTGCTGTAAATGTAATACTTGCAAATGTTCCAGCTACAAAAGTAGGAGATGCTGAAGCTGTTACTGCTGCTCCTCCTGCTGTTGATGAAACTGTCATAACACCAGTTGAAACATCATAAGTTTTAACAAAATAATCTGCTGCTGGAATACAGTTAGTTACTGTAGATCCTGATGGATATGCAAGTGTTACTGTGTCATTCACTTTATACCCTAAGTTAGATCCAACAGTGATGTTTCCTCCTGATGATGGGAAAGCTGATGCTGCAAGAGTTGTTACGCTTGTACCAGCAGGAGAATAGTATAATGCTCCCGAAGTACCCGATAGAACTGTAGCCATGATTAATAATTCTAAGGTTTGAACATACGGGTACTACCCGATATGTCTATAGGATAGCCTAAATTTAAACAATAATTCAAGAAATTACTGTAGCTTGAAAATTTGTTTCGATTGTTGATACAAAGAATGGTCTATCTGTTTCAAAATTAGGCCCAGTAATCTCTCCAGTTCTTACATGAACACCACTTGTAGGCTGTCCTGTTGTATTTAAAGTACGAATACTGGTAAAAGCAGTATCAATTAAAGTTTGATTTCTTGCTGGCCCTTTATCCTTTTCACTAAATACTTTAATGTTTAAAATACCTCTTATTTGATCAAAAGAAGATGTCAAACCTGTTTCAGTAGTAAGCCCAAATTGAATATTTACATAAACAAATTCACTATCAGCATCAGAAGTTACATCGCCAAAATTATCAAAAAATACTGGTATTGCAGGACTTAATGCACCATAAGCTGTAGCAATAGGTGTTTCCATTGCTGCTCTAACTCCTTGAAAATTCATCCAAAACCTCCAAATCTTTTTTGTGCTTTAGAAACTGCTCTATTCATTGATATTTTAATTGTTTTTTGTAATTGTCCACCTTCTTTGTAAGTTCCAAACCAATTTTGAGGAGCAGTTCTACTTGAAACATATTTTGGATCTCCACCACCTATTTCATATCGAAGAGTCTCACCACCTCTACCAGCACCAACTTGTTCTAATTTCTGTCTACCAGTTCTTGTAGATGGTGCATTTCCAATAATTTTTCCAGTTCTTTTTACTTTTCCTCTTCTAAATCTACCGATAAGTTCATCTTGAGCATATCCTTTATCAGGAGAAAAATTTCTAATATTTACTGGAATATCTTGACCAGCCTTTGCTAATTTTCTCATTGCACTTTGACTAAATCTAGGTGATTTAATTCTTCTAGGATTTCCTTTGTTTCCATTACCTTTGTTTATATTTCCGTTAACTTCAATTTCCCAAGAATTTGAATATCTACCTGACCAGGATGGGCCAGCATCTTGTAATTCTTCAACAATCTTTTCTGCTGCATCTAATGGGCCATCAAAAGCTATTATACTTGCTGCCATATTTACATCTTTTAATATTTTTTTAAATGGATTCTTCATTATTGAGGCTTGGCAATAACAGTATGAAGTATAGGATTATCTCCCCTTGATGTATTAATACTAATAATTCTTGCAACTTTATTTACACCATTTTCTGTATATTGAATCCTATCTTTTACTTTCGGATAATATGTTCCTAATTCTTTATTACCAAAAATAATTTTTAGATCGTCTGATTGACTTATACCTTCATAAACTGTTCCAGAAACATTACTTATTAATGCTTTTATTGAAACATTAGTATCAGATCCACTTACTTCTCCTGTAGTAGTATTATATGCCTGAGATGTATCAGTCTTAATATAAGTAACATTAATACCAAACAATCCTAAAAGTTGTTCTGGTAATCCTTTAAATGTACTATCAATAAAAGACATACTATCCTCTTACTACCCTCATTTGAAAAGACCCTGCTCCACCAATCATATAGCTTCCAAGATAACTTTGTAACCAAGGATAAACATCTAAAATATTATTTACAGAACCAGTTCCCTGACTTGCAGTATTAAATTTTACTTCTAAATCCCCTAATTTTGCTTGCTCAATATTTCCTTCTTTACCACTTGTTCCTGTAATAGCATCAGTATCATTAGCCAAAGCTCTAGCCAATTCATACTGTGCATACTTAATGTTATTTGGAATTGTTGTACAAGATAGTTCTACATCATCTACCTGATAATTATTTCTAGGAAACTTTAATGCCTGTCCCTGATCACATCTATCTCCAAAATAAACGAAACTATCAATCCATCGAGTAGCTGATATTAAAGCTCTTTTTTTCTGATCTACAGTTTTATCATCCCATGTGCTTGAATCAGGTACAGTTGCAAAATAATTATTAGCTTCATCTAATGTGACAAAACTATTAGCATTTGCTCCTGATATTGTTGCGTCTATACTAGCTGTCACGATTATTAAAGTAATTTAGTTTTATTGTAGCGTAAAGAAAAAACCCCACCAATAATTGATGAGGTTTATTGACCACCAGATTAATCTTACGATTAATAAGTTGATGTATCAAGAGGTGAGTTAACTGTTAACTGAACCA